TTGGTGGCCTTGTGTTGGCAAGGATACCTGAAGAAATTGTAGAACAACGCAAGCAGTATTTTAAAAATCTTACTGCTGACCAAGTAAACGCCGTTGATCAAGATATTCTTAGGGAGCAACGACCAGAGATGCCTGTTAATATTAACAGACAATCTCGTGTAACTTTTGGTGGTGGTCGAAAATCAGAATAATTTTTTGATAAAAGCCATCGCTGTAATATTAATGCTTATTTAAGGAGAATCTAAATGGCAAATGTAAGTGAAAAGTTTGGTCTAAGACCTTATAAATCTCTTAATGGTGCTCCATGGAATGGTGCTCAGAATAGGTATACTATTGCAGCCAACTACGGAACAGCTATCTTCCAAGGTGACTTGGTGGTACCAACAGCTGCAGGTAACATTGAACGTTATGATGTTACTGCAAGCTCAGGAGCTGTAAAACCTATTGGTGTGTTTAATGGTGTATTTTATACTGACCCAACTACGAGCAAACCAACATTTGGTAACTTTTATCCTGGCAGTGTCAACGCTAGTGATATTGTTGCTAATGTAATTGATGATCCCAATACGTTATTTTTAATTGATTCTGATGATGCTTTTACAAGAGCAGGTCTGTTTATTGGTTATAAAACTACTAACGTAACAGGAAACACAGTAACCGGTATATCTAAAGTACAACTTGATACGAGTACTGCAGATTCTACGAATGCAATTCCATTGCAGGCTGTAGATATATGCCAAGATGTTAACAATGAGGACACAACGACTGCTAATGCAAACATTGTTGTCCGTATTCAAAACCATTTTCTGAATCCACCGGCTGCTGCTGGTGATACAGGGGTATAAGGGAGATATAATATGGCTATTTCAAGATCACAACTGGTCAAAGAGCTAGAGCCTGGTTTAAATGCTCTCTTTGGCTTAGAATATAATCGTTACGAAAACGAACATGCAGAAATTTTCGTTGCAGAAGCATCGGATAGAGCTTTTGAAGAAGAAGTAATGCTAAGCGGTTTCGGTAGTGCTCCAGTAAAAGAAGAAGGTTCGGGCGTCGCATTTGACCAAGCAACTGAATCTTTCACTGCGAGATACACTCACGAAACAATCGCAATGGCATTTGCTATCACTGAAGAAGCAATTGAAGATAATCTGTACGACAGATTAGCTGCTAGATACACAAGAGCACTTGCTCGTTCAATGGCTAACACTAAACAAGTAAAAGCTGCAAACGTACTTAACAATGCGTTTAATTCTAACTTTGCTGGTGGTGATGGTGTTGAACTATGTTCGACTGCTCATCCAATCGCTACTGGTGGTACGTTCGCAAATGAACTATCAACAGCTGCCGATTTATCTGAAACATCACTAGAGCAGTCTCTAATTGATATTGCTGCTTTCGTTGATGAAAGAGGACTTAAAATTGCAATGCAAGGTGTTAAACTGATCATTCCAAAAGAACTTCAGTTTACTGCTGAGAGAATTTTAAGATCACCTCAGAGAGTTGGTACTGCTGATAATGACATCAATGCTATGGCTTCTATGGGTATGATCCCACAAGGTTATAGAGTTAATCATTATCTAACAGATACTGATGCTTTCTTCATCATGACTGATGCTCCAAACGGAATGAAACAATTCGTAAGAGCACCAATTAAAACTGCAATCGAAGGTGACTTTGATACTGGTAACGTCAGATTTAAAGCAAGAGAAAGATATTCTTTTGGTTTCTCTGACCCTAGAGGTATTTTTGGTTCACCTGGAGCTGCATAGTTTCAGTGGTGAAATAAATTAAAGAAGGGGACTTACGAGTCCCCTTTTTTTTTTGTATAATATAAAAACCAAGATTATATAAACTAGATATAGACTGACTTGGCAGACACCCTAGAGGACTATATCTTTTAACTAGGAAAAAAATTATGGCAAACACAACTTTTTCAGGTCCAGTTCGTTCAGAAAATGGATTTAAAAATATAATTAAAAACAGTATTGGCACAGTCACAAGTGACATGGGTTTATCTGTTTACAGCACTTCAATTGCAATTGCTGCCACAGGCACAGATCACAAAGAAACATCAATTGGTATTCCATCTAATTTTATACCAATGGGTGTGGCAGTAACAGTTA